AACAAGGGAGCCTCTATCGATTATCTCACGGGATAATTCGTATAGAGCTAATGCCTGCCATATGGCAAGGTCACTAGTTAAAGGCCTCAACAGGGCCGTATCACTGATCTGTCTCGAGTTTGAAACTCCAGATCATAAAATTAAAGGTGATACGTGTTCTGTCCTGAGAGGCGAATTTAATAAAACTCGTGAATCGATCCTGCGATTCATGTCAAGGAGAAGTGAAAGGAGAAGGAAGATGTGCGCCAGCGCGTTGGACTCCTGCAAGCGAATCTTTGATGTGGATTGTAGAAGCTGTGACGATATCGAGAAGACCAAGTCCCAGAAGGATTGGATCTCTCGTCTATTGGACAGCGAACCGACGATTCAGGAGATGAATGAGTGCCGCGAGTATTTGCCTTATTTAGTAGAGGCTACTCGTGGCGTGGTGAGGGGATGGGGAAAAGGGTCATCTAATATTGGCCCTTCGGATAATACTTATGTCCCTGACAGGCAGGGTTGTTATGAGACGACTCAGGTTATGGGCGGAACCTTGGGCACTTCCACTGAGGAGGAAATCAAGATGAATAATCTTGTTAGACTCGGTGTCGCGAAGACCAAGGGGAAATTCCGTGTCGTGACTATGCAGGGTGCGCGCGTCAAGCGTGTTCTTGCTCCAGTTCATAACGGTCTGTATAATCACATCAGTAGGAAAAGCTGGTGTGTCCGTGGGGATGTGACTGTTGATGACTTCCGTGCTGTATACCAGGACTGTAGAGAAGGTGAGAGGATCATTAGTGGGGATTATGTCTCTGCTACTGATAATATCCTCTTACCGGCCGTTCAATCTATTGTCTCTGTTATCCTAGAGGAAGCAACAGATCTGGGAGACGAAGAGAGGAAAGTGTTCGAGGAGTCCTTTGGCAGGAGCTATGTCAAGTATAGGGACGAGTCTGGTCACATGGTGATGAAGGAGTTGCGTAGAGGGTCTATGATGGGCAATCTATGTAGCTTCCCGTTGCTATGTATACTAAACCGGGCTTGTTTCCTTATTACTAATAGGATTCTCGGTCGTGGTCGGAGGGTAGGTAGGTTCAATGGGGATGATTGTATCTTTGCTGGCGATGATCTTTTTTATCGCACCTGGAGAACAGTCACTTCAAAATTTGGACTTATCGTGAATGAGGTTAAAACAGGGGTTAGCAAGAAGTGGGGTTGCTTGAATAGCACCTGGTACTGTGGCTCCCTTGATACTATCATTCCGAAACCTGTCCTCTCCTTTTTTGGCCAAGATCGCCGTGAACCTGGAGAAGTAGTCGGTAGCATTATAAAGGGAATAGGGATGTTCAAACATAATCTGATTATGAAAACTCTCTGTTCTACTATGCTACATGAGATAAAACTCCGGGGTGCAGGTGAATCACTGGCCTCTCTTAGTAGGTACTGGAGGACACTACTTTTAAAGAAGAAGTGGTTTCGTGCGGCTGTAATGGCCAAACCTCCTGTATTTATGTCTTCTGGTGTTGTCCGCGAGTTCGAGTATGCCACCTGCCCTCTTGTGCGCAGCACAGTTCTTCCAACGGTTAGTCTGTTGTCGGAGCTCGCTGTGTATGATTGGAAGCAGGAATGGAAAGGGAAGAAGCCTCCGGGTAGGATCGGTCTTAGGGGATTTAGATCATCCACTTTGTCAGATGACAGGGTGATCTTGAAAGAACCTAGGACTGGTTTTAAACGGGGGTCCTTTATTGGATTCTCTCGGAAGATTCTTGACCGGAAGTTTTTTTCGGAAGGACGGAATCGTGAGGATTTCTCGAGAGATTCTTCCATACAGGCTCGTACCCTCGTTCATTATCGGAGAGAATGGTGTCTGACGATACCTATGGTCGTCAAGAAAGCCATCGTTGAAGATGGAGACCCCTTTCTCTCTGTGATGAATCGTAAGTGGGAGACCGATAATAGGTTTCTTCGATCTCGGATGAAAGTCTGGTTTGAGGAACCTAGGTCGAAACTCTTCCCCCCACCGAACGAATTCTCAGGTTATTTTCGCCTTGAGAACGGTTCACTAGTCCGTGGTGGGTCATATTATGGAGATCAACTGTCCATGTAGATAGAGCCTATGGTTATGGGCCGAAAGGTATATGCATGTTACAAGCAATTAACCTGTCCTTTAGTGGAACGTGTTAGAGGTGATCTAACCTCTTATAAAGGTATACGTACCGACTCGAGGCGCGCTCGCTGTAACTATAGCGTATTGGGGTGAAAACCTGACAGCGTGGAAGCATAGTAATGCCGTGTAGGGATGACCTAAGGGGGAATATGTAGCTAGGAGGAAGGCTAGCGTAAGAAAGGCTGAGGGGGCTGAGGAAGGTGTTAGCAGTATGGGGGATATACGAGTGCCTATGTCGTAATGCATACGTGCTATAAACTCACCTGCGCGAATCACCGAGGCATCTAGCCCGATGCGATCTATCGCGAATCGACCGACCATGAGAAACTAGCACATGGATTTTTGAGACCAGGGAGGGGCGACCCGATCATGAGAAACCTGGAAATGGCGCGCTGCATTGAAACCTCGCGTATGACCCATAAAGTGGGA